GAATTTGACATCTCTTGTTCTTTGGCTAGAGAATCTAACATAGCAAAGCGGGGATCCTTTTTCGAGCCAGATGTTTTTGTCATAGGTCTTGATTGTAAATCCTAAGTTGATAGGTCGTTGCCATACTGATATTGGAAACATACCAGACACTACGTCTAGTCCTTTCCTGGTCATTTCTGGGTGTTGGAACTGTTCAATCCATACATCACTGTCCTCTGTCCAAAAACAGTAACCTTGTTTGAACTGTACCTCTGGATGTGTACCATCCAACCAACCATCACCAACCATAAAATACTCGTCAAACACATCTTGTCCAAGATTAGTCTCTAAGTATTGGTCGGCAGATTTATATAGCATACCAAGGGGGAAGCATTGCTTCATTACCCATGTGTTCCTGTAATATTCTTTGAACGCGGGGCACTTGGAATGTCTGTAATCAGGGTCATATTCTTTGAGGGCAGGAGTTGGTTCCTCAAAGTAATCATCTGGAAAGAAATCGAGTTCCCCTTCATCAAGGAAACTCTCTTCACTTCCACCCATTACATAATTGTAAAATATTTTTTTACTCTTCATCTAACGCTTCTTGTATCTCAGCGTCAAGTTTTGCTTGTCGCTCTGCTCTTGCGTCTGTTTGAGCAGCAAAAGATTTGCTGACTTTACGTTTGTCAACCTTACGTGGTTTCCCTGCCTTGTTCTCCTTGATGATAGTAATAGCATCACCAACCGTGGCAATCTCTCCTGCCTGTTCGTCTCGAATCTCTACACTGAAGCATTCTTCAAGGAACATGACTAACTCAACCATGTCGAGTGAGTCTAGCATGAGGTCATTTTGGATGTGACTGTCCCACTTAATTTCAGTGTCCAGTTCTTCCACCCTTTCACCCAATGTCTCAGCAATAGCGAGTGATGCTACATTTAATAGCACCTCGTCTGTCACTGGTTTGGGGGCACTACGTAAGATGTCTTTGATCTTATGATAAGTTGCCGAATGTGACATAATTAATACTTGTACGATACTTCATTTAATTGGCATGTCGCTCTGACAAATCCTAATACTCTTAGAAATTGATCTGAGTCGTCACACACAAGTTCTTCCACCTCAGAGGAATCACTGATAATGGTAAATTTACGTGCGGGTAAATCCACGCACACTTGCTTTACGAAATCTTCTGTTTCCATGGGTCATCATCTAAATCACTGTCCTTATGATAAGGCAGTGGGTAAGCATTTGGGGTACTCATTGTGCCACTATGACATCTGGCATACTTGATGATGTCATCAGCATAGTGTTTAATGTCCTCCAGATCAGCATGAATCTCTTTGTAGATCTTCATAGCGTTCTTCTGGTCGGGTACTCCCTTTACTTTCTCCTCTATGTAGTTTGCTTTCTCAGCGTTGATGAAATCAACGAGAGTCTTCGCTTGACTAGAAGAAATTGTCATACCAAACATTTGGTCTGTTCCTTTACTATAGTACATTCAACTCAGAATGTCAATTCAAGTAGATACCGTTATTACATGTAATTCTAAATTCAGATCCCGCTGCACTCATCTGCACAGTACCCTGTGCTTGTAATCTAAAATCGGTTGTGTTTATTTTTGCGTCTGATCCTTTTGTATCTACTTCCCACCCAGTACCGTAACTCTTGGTTACTTCCATACCATCGGGTTGTCCACCTTCGATACATTCAATATTTTTGCCATGGGTCACTGTCTTGCAAGTGCCTTGGACTTCTGTAAAACTGTTTCTACCAACGTTGTCGTATTGACAACCTTTGACGTTGAATCGGAGATCACCCGCTGATTCTATAGCGAACGTGCCTCCTTCTTTATTCATCCTAATCACATGGTTACCATTGATTAACTGTTTCAACTGTCCACCTAACGCCATGTCTAGCAAGGAGAAGGTGCATCTCTGGTTGATTGAGTTAGCAATGAATCTGATTTCGTTATCGGCATTGATGCCTACGCCAGATGCTGAATCTATGGCTATGTCGCCACATTTTAATTCATATCTACCGTTAACTTTATCAAATCGGTCACCCTCTACCTCTGTGTGTAAGTCTCCTTCCACGTTAAGGTGAGCATCACCGATAACTTGAATGATAAGTTTGTCCTGTTTTTTATCTTTACCGACCTTCAGGGTGGTCGTTGCGTCACTATTTAGGTGTAAATCTCTTGAACTTATAACATATGTGTCTTCTTGTTCGTCCATCTCGAAGATAGAACCAGTTTTTCCGTTGATTAATCTGATCCTTTCGCCATCCTCTGTGTTGTCAAACTCCATTACATGACCCGCTGAGGTGACAGTCACCCAGTTCTTTGGGTAGTTCGTTATGTGTTGAGGATTTCCATTCTCATCCGTACTACCTTGGAATGGATTTATGTTACTTGTGTCTTGTCTAGCCATTTGGATGTCCTACGCAGTCGATGTATGTTTGAGTCTCGAAGATCTCGTTAAATTTAGTAGGACCTACGTACTGATATGTAGGTACTATTTCAGCACCATAACCACTTGGATCTACGATCCGAGGTTTAATGAAACCGAGAGTCTTGGTTGTGATACTAGGTGTCAAGAGTCTACCCTTGTCATCAACTGAGATATCACCTACCTCATCAGGACCGACATAGATCTTGGGTTCCTTGTACCCTTCACCTACGTTTGTGATGTCGATAGTGTCGAGCACTGGTAGTATGTCGTCACAGTTAGCATATAATGCTGTAGCATTAGAAGGAATAGCGAGGTCATAGAACTCCTTGAGTGGATTGAGTGTGAACTTATATGTGCCACCAAGTGTCTGTAGTTTTAGACCAGGTGGGATATAAGAAGTCTTTTCTAGAGTAGCAATAGAAACTAATCCAGTGCTTTCATAGTCATAGTCTATGATCTGTAGCACTGCTTGGTTAGGATCACCATCTGATTCCTGATAGTAAATCACATCCCCTGTATCTGCATAGTCTGCCAACTCAGCAGCATCTATAAGGAAGTGCTTCTGTTCTTTAGGGCAATATGTATTGTCTGGGTCTAGACCATAACCAATGCCAGGTTTGTTGACTCTGACCTTTTCTATCTTACCATCCTTGATGATAGGTGTGAGGTCAGCACCTGATCCTTCTGGGTCATTACATGTAAACATTGCTCTTGCTCTAGCAGTGGTGTTGATGTTAGATCCTTTCTTTCTCATCAGCACACCAACCATTGCACCTATGTCATCAATGATAGGTAGTGCCTTCAAAATGCTAGTGCTCTGTGCATTGTCAAAAATTATTTCTGGGAAACATGGTTTCTTACGTGTGTTTCTCGATGAGCAGTTGATCGTATCGTAATTGATCTTACCTTCTGAGTCACGGATAGGATAGATGCTATCAAACTTCTCTACTAGACTCTTACCTTTCTCAAATGTTTTCTCTGATACACCTGTGCCAGGTGCACCAACTTCTGCGAACTCACCGTTCTTGGTGTTGAATGCTTTCTTGACAAACTTACCATCGACCAGTTTTGTAACGGGAACCCAACCACGGGAGTTAGGTATGGCTGTACCAACCAGAGTTGTCTTACCATCTTTAAGTGCTGCTTTTGCTGCATCACTGTACTGACTTGCCTGTTTCTTCTGTTTGTCTGCTTCACTCTCGTTAGCACCTGATCCTGTCTCGAATGTTGATAGTCCAAGAGCACAAGATAGATCACCTTCACAAACCATGTCGATTAGATCAAGAACTTTGCTAGCAATGCCTTGAATGATAGCAGCGTTGTTCTTGATAGCACTGAGTGCACCGTTGAGGATACCAAGTGCAGCATCAATACCTTTCATTAACTTGTCCATGATGCCACCGAACAGTTCTTGGAAGAGATCCTTTGCCAAACACAATGCAGCGTCTAGTGCTTGTTCAAATAGATCTTTCAGTAGACCACCGATCACATCAGCTAACTCATTAAAGATTTGTTTGAAGAGACAGTTAACAAGATCTCCTATGTTCTTGAGTTGATCAACAGCAGGATCCAATAGTGAAGGGTCAGGGATCTTGATGTCATTAATGACCTTCTGGATCTCCTTCTGTGCTTCCTTCATTACTGTACCCTTGACATTGGAGAGTACACCACCCATGAAACCTTGTATTCTGCTCTGTATCTTTTCTATCTCTTCTGCTACGTCCTCAATCTCACCAGTTTTCTTGTCAATAAACTCACCTATATCATTCTTCTCTATACCTCTTGCCCACTTTAAGAACTCAGCAGTAGCACCTTTGATCTTGACATCAGAGGGTGTACCACACTTACCATTACCTACATGGATAGTATACTTCTTCCTTTCATCAGCAGCTGTCATTGCCTCTGTGGACTTTGATGCTTCACCACGTTCGTTGACTGTAGATACTGTGTCCTCTTCTGTTGTTACCTCTTCCTTCTTCTTATTAGTTCCTGTCTTTTTATCTGACTCTGTGGTATCAGCTGTACCACCTACAACACCACCGCCATCACCATGCTTCTTTGGTTTATAGTCAAGTGCATGTACCTGTTGATATCCAAAACCAGATGCTGCAGGTAACTTAGTGTATATGTCCTTTGGGTTCTGGTCACTGATACTACCCATGACAACTGGTATCTGAGCACTGGATCCATCCATAAAGAATCCTATTACCCAACCGTTAACTTGTAACTGTTGAATAGAACCCATACCACTCTTCATAGCATAGACCACTGGCATGACACATGATGCCCATGGTAGATCTCTAGTTGGTAGTACTTCTTTGTCTGGGTTGTGATACCCTACAATTCTAACCTTGACCTTACCTGTGTAATCATAATCAAGTGACTCTTCACCATCATTCTCTGGATCTGACCCGTCGTTCTCGACTTGTCCTATCCACCAATTAAAACCATCTTTACCTATGGCATGTGCAGCACTTTCTAAATTCATCCCATGCTATCCCTAAACAATGTTACTCTTGTAGACAT